GACCAATCACGTTTCCTGTAGTAAAGCTGTTGGCAATAGCTAAGGCAACGTTTGGATAAGTATATCCACTGCTTGTAGAGGTTATGTAAACAGGCTGACCAATATTGATCGTAGAGCCTGTATTGTTATAAACCTTTAATTGGACCTCTTCTCCAATATGTAAAGTATTGTTTGTGACATCGTTGTAATAAGCTAAAGAATTAACATTGCTGTCATACCATAAGCGACCTGCGTTATAACTTGGCGCAGAAGTCGCTGTGTAAGTCTCATAACTAGAAATCGTAGGTGTTGCCATCGTAACGCTAGTAAGCGTAGAGGCTGTCGAACCCAAACTAATCGATGTAGAGCCAATCGTTATTGAGCTATTAGCCAAATAGCTGTTAGCGATAGGAGTTGCGTTCCAAACACCAGTCGTAACCGTTCCAAGCGTAACTAGGCTTGTAGAGCCTGCCAAAGGCGATGCGCCTACAGTATTGTAAGAAATAGTCTGTGCGCTAGAACCGTTAAAAGTAGTGCCTGAGGCTGCGCCTGAACCGCTATTATTAAATGTAATGCTATTCGTTACAGAGCCTGCGGTAGTTGCCGAGGTAGCTGTGGCAGCATTTCCACCAATAGATAAACCGCTTGCTGTTCCTGTTAAACCTGTTCCAGGGCCACTAAACTGGGTTGAGGCAGTAATAGTAGTGCCACCAACGGTTGAACCGCTAATTGGAGTGCCTGTAATGCTTCCGCCAGTAATAGCCACGTTATTAGCGTTTTGGGTAGACATAGTGCCTAAACCGCTAACCTGGGTATTAGCAATAGCAATAGGGGTCGTTGTTGCGCTGGTAATTTGACCTTGTGCGTTTACTGCGATGACAGGAACTGCGCTTGCAGAACCGTATGTATTGGCTGAAACACCAGTATTTGTAATGCTAAAAGTATTAGAAGCTAGGGTTAACCCTGTGCCAGCAAAATAAGTTGCAGACCCTGAGAACTGAACCCAAGGCATCGCTGTAACGTTTATTGTGCCTGTTTGTGTTGCAGTGCAAACCCAACCTGTATCAGATTGGCTGCCGTTTAAAACTACGGTGTATGCGCCTGGCACTTCAGCCCAAACATCCATATCTACGGCTCTAGTCCAGCTAGATGCCGATGCGATATAGATGCCGTTATATTGGCTAGAAGACTGGTTCTTTACGAGAACTCGGTCTCCTGCTAGGGTAGTATAGCCATCAATCGTTTGTAGCCCTGAGAGCGTTATATTGGCTAGTGTGGCTACTGCGCAGGCAGCCTTAGGGCCTAAGCCTTGGGCTACGGTATCAACATAGAACTTATTGGCAATATCGGTATTGTTACTAGGAGTTGTGCTTATTTGCCCTGTGGTAGCCGATACATTGGTAAAAACCCCTGTGGAAGGGGTAGTTGCACCAATAGGCGAGCTATCAATGGTCGAGTTTGTAATGGTTAACCCTGACTGAACAGGATTAACCGTTGCAAAAAAAGGCTGACCTTGCCCTATAAAGGTATTAAAAGACCCATCTAGGTTAAAGTAAGCCTGAACAGGCAGTAAATTCTGCGTAACAGAATCATTAACAGCCATAAAAGTCCTTTATAGGCTTACGATTGGTCCGCCATTGGCATTACATAAAGCGTTGTTCCTGAAGTTCCAATTGCAGTAATTGAAAAAATAGGAGGGACAGCGATTACTGTTGGTTGGGACATAGTTACACCCAACACAAACGATTGGCTTGTATTTCCGCCTGAAGGCAATACAGCTGCAGGAGCGGAAGTTGGGGTAATAGTAATAGCAACAGGATTAGCTGAGGTATTCAAAAATCCGCAATAGTTGACCTGGTCATTGCCATTTGGGGTAATGGTAACGGCTGTTGAGGCCGTTCCACTAACCGTAATAGCAGTTGTAGGGCCAACAAAACGGTAGACCGATGTGTTTGCCATGTTTATTCCTTAAGCAGCGTTTACTGGCGCTGGGTTACCTTCAATACGAACGATTTGAATAGTATATACACCGCTTGCTGGCTTTAAAGTAGCAGTAGAGGTCAAATTGCCGAATTGAATGGTCAAAACACCAGCAGCCAAGCAATCAGCTTCTGCAATAACAACACCAGCAGTTTGTGAACCGTTATAACCAAAAACGCAGATTTGGTCGGTAGTCAACAAGCCAGGAACGTTATAAGTAACAGCAGTTGTAGTATTGGCAGCTAATGAATTTGAGGTATTGTCAAAAGTAGGCTGGATATAAAAGGTTTCATGGGAATTCCCACGAGTTACGGTAGTGCTAGACATAGTTTTTCCTTTGCAAAGAAAACCCTAAAAATGGGTTAATTAATTATAAGACCAAATAGAAAAAAAGCCACCCTTTTAAAGATGGCTTTTTCCCTTACATCAGCTCAGATTAATAGTAGCCTGGGCTTAGATCGTAACCGTAAACATAAACGTCCACAGTCGCTGTAGCTACAGCGGTTGTTTGGTTAATGTATAGGGTTTGTGCTGACAAAGCGGTAGCAGTGTCAGTTGAGGATGAAACAGTTACATAGGAAGGAGTAGTTTGACCAGTTAATGCTGCTGTGGTCAAAACTGCAGTTCCTGAACCGCTTGCACCTAAAGGTGCTGTGTAGATACCCAAAGCAACAGAAGCTACGGATTGCGTTGCACCGTTGTTGTTTGCGTTAGCAATAACAACAGTTACAGGCAAATACAAAGCGCTGTTGATTACAGGCAATGGTGTATCACCCAAAGTTGCAACGCTAACACCTTTAAGAACTGCTAAAACACGCAGAGCTTGTTGGCTGTTAAGGTTCGATGGGTGTGTTGAGTTAGTAATTGCTGGTCCTGGATTAGACATATAGTTTCCTTTCGTTATCCGTTAAATTAAGCTGCAACTCGGCAAGCAAGTTCAGGATACAGAGGAGCCCATCCATACAATACGTCAAGACGAGTAGGAATACTGTCATTGTTGATTGTATATTGGCGAACCACACGCATGCTGAGACCAATTTCTTTATCAGACGCACGTCCAGCAAAGTGAACACCCTCTGGCAACTCAAGGTCAGCTACTGCAAGCGTAAACGCATTGCGGTGGAAGATCATGTTTTGGTTAGAAGTTGTGCCAGTGCTATTGAAGAACGTTACAGCTTGAGCGCCAGTAGAAGTTACAGAAACGTTTTGGAACTGACCACCAGTAATAACTGCTGGAGATACGTTTACAGAAACTGAAGAACCTGAAGCAACAGAAACAGCGCTGTTAACTACAAAGTTACGCAGTTTGCCGTATGACTGACGGTTCTGTGGGTTAACTGCATATACACCAGCGATGGTGAATGTATCGCCTTGGTTCAAGTTGATTGTGCCTGTGTTAGCAGCAGTCAAAGTGATAGTGCTGTTAGAAGCCCAACCAGAGGTCAAGAAACCAGTTGCAGTTGTAACGTTTACAGAGCCAGTAACAGTAGTTGTGCTGAAGTTACCGTATGTCTGTGCCACAACGTTTTGATCAAGTTTCCAGTTCATGCCAGCGGAATCACGACCCATCAAGCCTTTACGATACTGCTCGCCAATTGCTTCTTGTGGAACGAATAAGCCTTTCAAGCTGTCAACAATAGTTGCAGAAGTGAAAGGATCAACGATACAAGCACGACGGCCATCACGTGGAGCGCCTTCGGAGTCGAGGTATGCAGCAGCTGACAAGTAAGTGATCAAGCCAGTTGGGGGTGTGCCAGCAACGCCTACAGTGTTGTAAGTTGCGTTCTTAGCCATTACCAAACCGTCTCTATCGATTTTATTTGCAATCGCAGCTACCGCAGGTTTCAGAACTCTATCTGAAAACATATCGAGGCTTAATGCCAAATCTTGAGTTGTAAATTGTGTGTCCACATGGAATTGTGTCGACAAAGTTACAGGAACTGAAGTCTCATTGAAGTCTTCAACGTTAAGAGCAGGCCCTGTAGTTCCAATGAAGCGTCCAGGACGTCTCACATTCACGGTGTTACCAATCTTAGCACCCACGACAGCGAATTGATCGTCATAGTTGCGGTCAACTTCAGAAGTGAATGTCAGTTCGTTTTCGAGGACCATCAACGCTTCGTTGGTGATCTTCGAGATAGTTAATAAATTATTACTCATCTCATTTTCCTTAAATAGAAATTAGGTTTTACCTGATCCGTCTAGCTTTGCGGAGTTCTTTGTATTGCGCATAGGTCAACTTATCTGTATCAGAAGTTATAACCTCGGCACTACCAGTTCCCTTTAAAGGACTAATCGGAGCAGGCGCTTTTGACTGCACAGCAACAGGCTTCTTCGCTGGTTCGGCAGTTTCCTGTTCAAACCTAGCCTCCAACTTCCCAATCTCTCGTAAGGCTTTAATAAGTGGCATTCCTGCCACCTTATTTGCGTATTCTGAATTTGACGCTAGTTCATATAGGATTTGTGGGCCTACATCCGACTCCAAGATTGCGTCCCTAATTTCATTAGAAACCTGGACGTTACTTGATGTCACTAAATCGTCAAAATCAGGCAGGTTTGGCTTTGCTTTTTCTAGCTTTTCAGACCATAACTTTTGGATTTTGGCCTGTTCTTCCGCAGCTTTCCGCTCCGCTTCCTGCTTATCACGCTCATATAAAGCCTTTTCAGTCGACCACATTGCGAGTGCTTTCGCATACTCAATGGCATCGGTAAACTGATCCGCTCTTGGCTCATCTCCTACAGGATCGATTTCTTTAGGTTGGGTCGATACCGTTTCAAATTGCCGTAAACGCTCCTCTAGGGCTTCTTTTTCAGCTAGGGCTCTTGCAGCTTTATCTTCTGCATCTTTTCTAGCCTTAGTAAGCTCAGAGAATCTTTTCTCAAGTTTAGGATTTTGTTTCCGTTCCTCTGTTGCTTTTGTCTCAGGTTCTGACGCTGGTTCACTCTCACCTTCAGCTTGCTCAATCGGCTCTGATTCAGGAGTTTCCTCTACTGTTTCAGCCTCAACTGGCGCTTCCTCGGCAGCTAAACCAAGACGATTCATGTTCCAATCGACTAAATTTTCACTTGTTACTACATTTGATGCCAACCGCTCTTGCACTTCTGACATGGATAACTCCAAGAATTAACCCAATGAATCCATTGGTAGATTGTTACTTTTTAACACAAAATTTTATTAAACACAATCAAATTGCTCTTTCGATTGCCTCAGCTTCGGCTTCCTTTTCAGAGCGTAAATTTAAATGCGCCAATACTAAAGCCAAATTTGCCTTTAAGTGTTCTATTTCTAGCTTGGTTTGATTGTTAATAACGGTATCTGTTTGCTTAGCAGAATCACGCATTTCAATATCATGCGCCTTAGCAGTCTGACGCATAAGCTCTCGCTTGGTCTCCGCATCTTCTTGCATCTGTTTAACAGAACTATTGTGTTTAATATCAAGCTGTAATTGCTGGATAATTTGCTGTGCCTGCTGGAGTTGAGCCTGCATATTCTTAACCTGCATCTGAACTTGTGGCGGAACAGGCGATTTATCGTCAATTTGAGCCATTGGGTTAGAGGCAGCCAAACGGTCAGCAATAATATCTGCGCCTGGGAAGTCCATATTGCGCACAAATAGGTCGCCAGCCACTTGGATAAGCTGAGGATCGGCAGCAAATAGCCCTGTCATAGCCTCTACAGCCTCTTGGCGCTTCGATGAATAGCCTGGGCCTGTATCCATTACAACGTCATATTTTCCAACGGATACGTCGTTTAGAATCTTTTCTACACCTTGCTCGTCAACGGATCGCTGGTTCAAAGTAACCAATTCAGGCTTGCCGTCATCGCCAATTATGCGCAACACTCGCTCAGTATCGTAAATTTTAGGAATCAAATCCAAAATAATACGGCCACAATAAGCAATAGAACGAGTCAGATTGTCATAGTAATGGTAGTTAACCATGTCAACTTGCTGCTGTTGACCTTGGATAGCCTTGCCTGATTGGTTGCCTTGCGGTAGCTGGCTAGGGTCGTATATACCAACCACAGCCTGCAAGTCTGCGTTCATACCGCTTAATGCAGCCATAACCCCTGTAGGAGGCTGTTCAGGCGATTGTCTTGTAGGAGGAGGAGCCATCCGTCCTTCTGTATCGGTCTGCTTGTAACGCAAATAAGGTGTGGCTTTAATATTAGCCATCGCCCATTCGTTTTCATGGCCTTCGTCTTGGCCTTCAGCAAGAATCCATTTAGCCTTAGGCGCTAGGGCTACGGTTTCGGTCAAGCTGGTGGCCCAGTAGTTATACATCCGTTGTGGGTCTTTAGCCATGCGAACCAAGCCAAACTTCTTATGCTTAGAATCCACAATAACCTGCTGGCCATATACAGGGATAATAGGAATAAACTTACCAGCCCAGTCACCCTCTTCAAGGATTTGCATAGCGGTTAGCTTGCACCACTTGATTTTCTTTTTATGGCTATCTCGCTTGTCTAATACCTCAATATTGGCAGCCTCAAGCAGTTTTTTAACCTTTTTGTATTCGTCCTCATAAAGGCTAGTGCCATCGGATAAATAGTAAAGAACGGCTGGCTCTTTGACGGTATAGAAATATTCGGCAATACGAATATCCTCTTTCATTACCCATTCAGAGTTGGTATCCCCAGTGCCTCTGCTACTAAAACCTTGATCTACCTCAGCCCAAGGGTATAGGACCTTGAAGTTTCGTTTACTTATTACGGTAGTAATTAAGCATCGCTCAGCATCAGAACCATCTGGCAACTGGGAATTAGGATCAAAGTAAACAGTAAAAGGGTTATCAATAGGACGGATATAGATTTCCTGCTCAAAGCTATCGTCTGACACATAGTCAGTAGTAACCCTAAAATATCCCCAACCCATCTTTACTGCGTATTCAAAGGCTGTGTCGTAAGCGTTGTCAGCGTTTGATTGTGTTTCTATATGACGGCATACACCAGTTAGAATCTCGGCTAATTTAGCGTCTGACTCATTATTCATGCCATGCACTTTAATTCTTGGACGTTGCTGGCGCTGTTGGTTACAGATTTGACGAATATAAGCGTCAATCTTGTTAATGGTTAGGCAAGGACGAGCCTCTAGCACTCGGCTATTTTGAACATCTACTGGCCATTGATCGCCTGCAGCAAAACGGACATCATCTAATGCTTCGGCACGATTGTTTGAGTCTACATCGCCACATAAGCGCAAGAATTGCTTAGCTTCATCAATCCTTGAATCGTATTCCATGTCATTGATGCTATCGTAATCTGCCATATTTATCCCATCCAGCTGCCCACAGGCATATAGTTTTGTCTTTGGGGTTTTGGCTTGCGAGGCTCGTTTACCATCAACCCAATATATCTAAAGGCATCTGCGCCATGTGAATATTGGTCATGAAGTGGCTTCTGACTAAATGCGCCAGTTTCAGGATCAACGTCATAGCGATAATGTCTTAAGCATTGTAAGCCTTCTTCGCAATTTTGCCTATCAAAATAGCATTTTGCAAATATCGTTCTAGCTGCGTTTATAGAATCGGTTACAGGCACTCGGTCTAGTATTTGCACCTTCCAGCCTGTAGATCGCACAATTTCCTCAATAGATTTGCCTGAGCCTAAGTTCTTAGCAGCAGCGTCATGGGGTAGCCATAAGGTGTCATAGACGTAGCCATAGGTCTGCATTTGGGCTAAATACCAGCTGATGGTTTTTTGATTGTCCTCGATATACCGTATCACCCTGATTTCCATGCCAATAAACTGCACAAACCAAATCGCAGTCGAGTCGGCCCACCCAAGGTCGAATATGGCATGAACTGGTTTAATAGGGTCGTAAGGCACTCTAGTAATTCTGCCGTCTAGCTCGGCTATTTCCATCTCTTTACCAAATACAGCGCCATCTATTTGGGTTCGGCAAATACCTTCCCAAACGTTGTTATAAGCCTGAATATCCCTATTTTTTAGTGCCTGGCGCTCTAGCTCTAGCGTTTCAGGAAACCAAGGATTGTCGCTGTAGTTTATTTTTTGGACCACCGAGCTTTCAGGCGGATTGACAATAAACCGTTGATAAGTCTCGTCAGTCTCTAACTCAGGGTTGAACGACACCCATATTTCGCTGTTTTCTTTACGAATCGTAGGTATGAGAATGTTCCAACTTTGGGCCGATACGCTCTGCGCCTCTTCCACCCAACAAATATCAATTCCTTCGATACTTTTTACATTATTTGTATTGTTTTTAATACCCACAAAGGTAAACTCTGTGCCGTTTTTACCTACAATAGAGTTCTGCGTAACGGTGTAATACCAGCCTAGCTCTAAGTTTTCTATTTGGTCGCACAATAATTTATGGACCGAGTCTTTAATAGAGGTTTGGAACTCACGTGCGCATAGGATACGCAACTGGCTTCTAAAGCCTTTAATAAGCAAAGCCCTGGCAATATTCCAAGATTTTGATCCGCCTCGCCCTCCGTAGAGTATGCGATAACGGCAGTTTTTAGGCTTAAATAGTATTCCTAGCTTGGTAGGAAAATGCGCCTTAGCAAGAACCTGCTCAAGCCTTTGATCTTGTTCCATCAGGTTCAGTTAGGATTATTTCAAAGCCATCAATATTTGAGCCGTCAGCGTTAGCCAGTCTAGTGGTATTAGTCTCGCCCCATCCCATTTGAGCCTTAGTCCACCAAATCGCAGCCGTTGTGTCGCCTTTGATAGCCTTGTTAAACAATGAATTGGCAACCTTAGCCGATGCCTGGGCTTTACCTAGCGCCAGTTCTATTTCGTAATGCTTGCGTAAGGTCTTATCGCATATACCAATTAAAGCGCCTATTTGCTCATGTGGAAGCCCTAGTCCTGCAGCTTGTAGGACTTGCACTTTGGTCTTTTCGGTTGGTTCGTGGGGTAGCATCTTTTTATTGTCGGAAAATGTTTAAAGTTTATCGAACTCTAAGCCTGATTCTATATGGATCGCCTGCTTTCCAGTAAATTCCTGCCATCTTTTAATAATAACGTCACAATACTTAGGATCAAGCTCCATCAAAGCGGACTTTCTGCCTGTTTTTTCAGCAGCAATTAGGGTAGACCCTGAGCCACCGAATAAGTCTAGCACCATATCCTGTCCCTTGGTGTTGTTCAGGATTTGATACTCCATAAGCTCTACTGGTTTCATCGTAGGATGGATATCGTTACGCTTGGGACGCTTGCATTCTATAAGGGTAGTTTGCTTACGGTCTGATGCCCATAAATGGCCTGCACCGTCTTTCCAGCCGTATAAACAAGGTTCATGCTTCCAATGATAGTCTTGACGGCCCATAACCATTGTGTCTTTTTGCCATATTAGGCATTGACGAACCTTCCAACCAGCGTCTTTACACGCACCCCTAAAGTTATAGCCTTCAGAGTCGGCATGCCATATATAAAATACAGCGCCAGGCTTCATTACAGCGTCTGCAGCTACAAAAGCGTCTCTTAGGAACTGGCGGAACGCTTCGTCTCCCATAGAGTCGTTTTGAATGGTTAGCGCATCCTTTGTTTTGCCTTCGTATGCCACGTTATAAGGCGGATCGGTAACAAGAATATCTACTAAGCCGTTTGTTAGCTTTTCTACGCTTTCAATAGAAGTCGAGTCGCCACACATAAGCCGATGGTTGCCAAGACTAAATATATCGCCCAGTTTCGACTTAGGTGTAAGCGGAGCATCAGGAACAGCATCTTCATCGGTTAGCCCTTCCGTTGGCTCAATAACGTTCAATAGAGCGTCTAATTCGTCCTTATCAAAGCCTAATAGGTCTAGATCAAACTCATCGCCTAATAGCTCTTGAAGCTCTACGGTTAGTAGTTCTGTATCCCAATCGCTATTTAGCGCCAGTTTATTGTCCGCAATGACCAGAGCTTTCTTTTGAGTCTCTGATAAATGGGCAAGTTCGATAACAGGAACTTTATCCATAGACAACTTG